TGGTATGAATCCAAAGCAATATCAACAAGCTATGCAACTGGTATCGCTTGAAGAACCATCGAAAAAAATTATGGATTCAGAAACAACTACATTTACAGATTTGGGGAGTTGCCTTGAAAGAATTAAAGATGGACTGCAAAAATCAGTTTCTGCTTTAGGAAAGTTGAGTTGCGAAGCATTCTGCTTTTGCTTAGAAGAACTTGGAAGGGAGTTGAAAAAGTGAAGGCAAAAATGAAGTTTGAACGAACTAAAAGCATGACCGACTATTATTGCCCAATTTGTATGCTGAACTCCACAAATAAAGCAGAAATAGAAAAACATTTCCGTGAAGGACATCAAGTAAAAGTAAAAAAATACATACATTGCAATATTTGTGGAGAAGGTTGGGATGTACAGGCATTTGGAGAAGAGGGCGCCAGAAAGCGAGCAGAGCAATGCTGCCAAAGCCATATTGATAATGGGAAAGCAGATCAGGAAGCCAGCATAAGCTATTTTTATTCACATGGTCGGTTTGGCTATGTAAAAAGTGTGAAAGGAGGAGAGAGTGTGGAAAATAATCATATCAAGAAAATAGAGGTTATTGATGAATAAATGCAAGAACATTGCAAAGGCAAAAGCCATAGAGCAGGAGAACAAGAAGCGACTGCTGAAAATCAATCCCCAGCTGAACGACGCAAGTGGGATCTACATTTTGACCAGAAAGGATGAGAACGGTTTCCAGTTTGCGTATGTCGGGCAAGCCATGCACATACTTAGCAGGTTGGCAAGTCATATGGTTGGCTACAAACAGCACATAGACCTGAGCCTTAGAAAGCACAAACTGTATTCAGTGGACAATCCTTACGGGTGGAAGGTTGAATACATGAATGTTCCTATTGATCAGCTTGACGAGCAGGAAAAGTATTACATCAGATTTTATGCAGAAAATGGCTATCAACTTCGGAATGTTAGTCTGGGTGGACAAGGTGAAAACCGTTCAAGTGGAACTATAGGAGACAGAAAGCAACCTAGAAGCTACTTTGAGGGCATACAGCAAGGCAAGAAATCGCTAGCTAAGGAATTATCATCTATTGCTGAGAAACACCTTACAATTGCTGTTAAGCCCGAAAAGCAGGGTAACAAGGTTTCAGAGCGCCAGAGAGATAAGTTTATGGAGCTTATCAGTGTTGAGAACTATGAGGAAGGAGATATGATCAATGGATAATTTTGATATTTTTAGGTCAAGAATGCAGAAACATTTTGAAGATGAAATGAAAGGCTGCAAGCAACTATACATCGTAAATGTGGACAAGGATGAAATGTGGAATTTATATTTGGACAGTTTTGGACCTGGTACAAACATTTTGTTCAGAAAGCGCCGAGAGTATGATTGCAGTTGCTGCAGACATTTTGTCAAGAGCATTGGAGCTGCTGTAACTATTAAGGATGGTACAATCCATACAATTTGGGAATTTGATGCCGGCAGCGAAGAGTTCCAGAAAGTGTGTGACGCTTTAGACGCTTTTATAAAGGGGAATGCGATTTCTGACATTTTTGTTAGTAAATTCAAAAGAGTTGGATCTGACCATGATTTTGAAGAAATCAATGGAAGATCTCACGAGTGGACACATATGTTTTTAGATTTGCCAGGCAAATGGGTAAACAGGAGCGGCAAATCTAACGAGAGTATTTGTGCCGAATATAGGGACACCAAAAACGTATTTAAGCGTTCACTTGATGAAATTAGTATGGAGGCTGTTGACACAGTACTTGAGTTAATCAATTCGAACACACTGTATAAGGGTGAAGAATGGAAGACTCAGTTAATTGAGTTCAAGAAATATAAGAGGATATATGAAAAACTGTCTAATTCCCAGAAAGATCTTTTTGCATGGGAAAAATCAGCAGAAGCAGGTCCAGTAATCGGTAGAATTAGAAATCATTCCATTGGAACACTTCTTATTAATGTAAGTGAGGATATGGATCTTGACACAGCAGTTAAGAAGTATGAGCAGATTGTCGCTCCAAGCAATTATAAGCGTCCAAAGGCTATTTTTACAAAGAAGATGCTTGAGGATGCAAAGAAGACCATTACAGAACTTGGATATATGGATTCATTACAGAGAAGATTTGCTAATCTGAATGATATTACTGTAAATAATGTACTGTTCTCAAATAAGAGTGCTGCAAGAAGAATGGTTGGTGCAGATGATATTTTTGGGCAGATGGAAAAGGATGTTACTGTAAGTTCTAAGAGGTTTTCTAAGGTTGAAGAGATTTCGGCACAGGATTTTATTGATAAGGTACTTCCAACTGCAAAGGAAATTGAAGCTTTTGTAGAGAATAAACATGAGAAGAACTTTGTTTCTATGATTGCACCTGTTAATCCAGACGCTAAGACAATGTTCAAATGGAATAATGGATTATCTTGGGCTTATTCAGGAAATATTACTGACTCTGATATGAAGCAGAACGTAAAAGCTGCTGGCGGTAATGTTGACGGTGTACTCAGATTTTCAATCATGTGGAATGAGGGACAAAATGACAACAGTGACCTTGATGCGCATTGCAAAGAACCTGATGGAAACGAGATTTTTTTCGGAAATTGTAGAAAACCTAGTATGTCAAGATGTGGCGGTCAGTTAGATATTGATATTATACATCCTATGGAGCAGATGGTGGGAAAGCCTTCTGTGGAAAATATTACATGGGCAGATATGTCACGTATGAAGCCAGGTATTTATAAGTTCTTTGTAAATCAGTATGCAGCAAGAGGAAGTAAAGGATTTAAGGCAGAAATTGAATTCAATGGTGAGATTTTTGCATTTGAATACAATAGTCCTGTTTCTGGTAATGTTCAGGTGGCAGAGGTAACACTTGACAAGAATGGCAACTTCTCAATTAAGGAAAAGCTGTCTGGAAGTTCATCTATTTCAAGTCGTGAGATTTGGGGTGTAAATACAAATCAGTTCGTTCCTGTATCAGTAATCAGTTATAGTCCAAACTATTTTGACGAGCAGGATGGAATTGGTCACAGACATTTGTTCTTCTTCTTAAAGGGATGCAAGAACACAGAAGAACCAAATGGATACTACAACGAATTTCTCAAGCATGAGCTTGAACCACATAAAAGAGTATTTGAAGCTTTAGGTGCGAAGTGCCATGTAGAGGACACGGATGACCAGCTGTCTGGAATTGGTTTCAGTATGACAAAGAGAGCAGAATTAGTCGTTAAAGTCAAGGGTGCGACAGAACGTATTATGAAAATTAAATTTTAAGGAGAAATTATTATGGAAAAGAATTTATTTGAGTTAGCGACAAGATGTAAGTACCGTTTCCCGTATCGTGGACAGATAACCATTGAGGATTTATGGGATCTTCGCCTGGCTGATTTAGATTCAGTCTTCAAGACCTTGAATGCAGAAATTAAGAAGGCATCGGAAGAAAGTCTGCTGGAACTAAAGACAAAAGAAGATGAAGAGCTTTCCGATAAGATTGCAATTGTTCGATACATTGTTTCTGCGAAGCTAGAAGAACAGAAAATCAGGGAAAATGAGAAGACTAATAAAGAGATGAAGCAGAAGCTGTTGGCTATTAAGGCTAGACGAGAAGAAGCTGCACTGGAGAATTTTTCTGATGAGGAATTGGATAAGATGATCAAAGAATTATAAAAAGCGCTGTGGGGGTTAGTTGCTGCGGCAGCTAACTTCCTTGAAATAAGTATCTAAGTAAGGAAGGAGAGAATACATGAAGATCTGGACAGAAAAAAAGCTTATTGAAGAAGGCTACGATATCCGAAACGCACAAATCAAAGGTGCGGAGCTGACAATGGAAAATCACGGTTGCATATCGTTTGATGTCGTTGTTGAAGGTGCAGGTTGGGGATGCGTTTTTGGCGGATATAGTCTCGGACACGGTTATCTGGGGGCGAAAGAATTTAGTGGCTATGGTCCGGGAATGGAATCCATTGCTAGAATAATGGATACAGTCGGAGTTACAAAGGTGAGTGATTTAGAGGGAAGATATATACGAACCGCAGTAACTGGAGATGGAAGATTAAAAATTATTGGAAATATAATCGATGATAAGTGGTTTGATATCAAATCATTCTTCGAGGATGCACAAGAAAATGGTAATAAGGTATCAGAAGGGAGCAATAAATGAGTATTAAGCATATTATCTTATGCATCGAATTTGTATTTCTTGCAGTTTAACTCATAATGGCTAGAGCTGCATACAAATCTCCGTTAAAGTACGGAGAAACTGCCAAAATTGTGAATATTTTAGCGCTTATCGTTATACTGCTGTGCAACATAGCAATCATAGTTTTAAATATTATGGGGTGAGGTGGCACGAATGTTCAAAATAATGAGCCGAAACAAATACGATAGCCTGATCAGAGAGAATGCAGAGCTAAAAAATGCAAAGGTAAATCTTGAAGATAAACTGGATCAGCTTAAAGCAGAAAAAGCTGTAAATAGTAAGTATAAATGCGGCGGATATTGTCGCGTTTGCGAGAATGGATACGAGATACCAAGCTATACCATAGGTCGTGACTACGGATGCTTACTGAATACAGAATGCGAATCCTTTGTAAAACGTAAAGAATGAGAGGAGTTGAATATTATGCAAATAATTAAGATTGTTTTATGTGTGGTTATGCTTTTAGCCCAACTTCTGTACTACATAGGACCCAAAAGGACTAGAGCATCATTTGGAGCATTGTGGATTATCTCACTGACACTTTTGTGGGTTTTGATTCTTTTATAACATTATGAGGTAAAAATGAAATTTATTGATTTTTTTGCAGGAATCGGAGGATTCCGTAGAGGAATGGAGTTGGCAGGACATGAATGTGTCGGATTCTGTGAGTTCGACAAGTTTGCGACTGCAAGTTACACATCCATGCATTTACTCACACAAGAGCAGAGAGAGTTCCTGGATAAAATGCCACTGAAACAACGGCAAAAAGAAATATTGAAGGAGGAATACAGAAATGGAGAATGGTATGCAAATGACATTAGAAGAGTGTATGCCGGAGACATTCCAAAAGCGGACTGCTGGTGCTTCGGATTCCCTTGCTTCGTTCAAGGAACTTATATTCTTACAGAAAAAGGATATATACCAATTGAAAACGTATCTGTCGGAGATAGAGTGCTTACTCACAAGGGAAGATGGAAAACAGTTACCTCAGTTATGCAGAGAGACAACGCAAGAATCTGGAATGTCAACGGATTTGGCATCTTGCCAACTGGCACAACAGCAGAACACCCGTATTATGTCACTCGCGTATCCGAACCAATTGAGTTCAAACCAGTCAAGGAACTCAATGATAGCTATTACTCCACAATGGTGTTGCCTGATGAAGAACCAAACAAATACAGTAAAGAGATCTGGTGGATTATCGGACGCTATATTGCTGATGGGTGGAGAGTTCGCAGACAAGATAGACCGCGAGGGGGAAGGATTGTGTTTGCGGTCAGTGATAAAAAACGAGAAGAATTTGAACACCGACTGTCAGAAGCAAACCTACATGGAACTTACACTGAAGAAAGGACTTGCGGGAAGTATCATGTGTGCAATAACCAACTATACGAATACCTTGGTATATTCGGGGAATATGCATATGGAAAACGAATACCAAGAGAAGCACTGTGCTTACCACGAGAAAAGGCCGAATACTTTTATAACGGATACATGTCAGGAGATGGCAGAAACGACAAAGAAGAAGCAACATCAACCAGTGCAGCAGTCATTCTTGGTATGTGCATTATTGCACAGCGATTGGGAAAACCTGTGTCAGCTGTCTATTATACTAAAAGAGATTCAAAGTGCACTATTGAAGGAAGGAAATGTAAACAAAGAGACACCTACACTTTTAGAATCTCTAACAAATCGGTTAAAGGATATTATCGTGGAAGATATGTTTGCAGAAAATTGTATCAGCCAACAGAATCTGATCAATACGAAACAGTATATAACCTTAGCGTTGAAGAAGATGAATCTTACATTGCAAACGGGGCAATCGTCCACAACTGTCAAGACATCTCCGTTGCAGGAAAACAGCTCGGATTTCAAGGAAACCGTTCAAGCTTGTTTTTCAGAGTTATGTACCTTATCGGGCAACTCGAAGAAGAAAATAAACCCACTTACCTTTTCATTGAGAACGTTAAGAATTTGCTTAGCGTTAATGGAGGATGGGATTTCGCCAGACTGCTCATTGAAATGGAGCAGGGGGGGTATGATGCAGAATGGCAAGTGCTCAACTCTAAGGACTTCGGGGTTCCACAAAACAGAGAAAGGTGCTTCATTATCGGACATCTTAGAGGTAGAGGCTCCGCAGAAGTATTTCCTGTCGAAAGAGCAGACAGAGAAGGTTACAGAAGAAATACGCAGGTATTCGCACAAGATGGAATTACAGAAGCATTAAGCACCTGTCAAGGCGGAGTAAGGGAACACCACACTGCCTTACCATGTTTCATAGATTTATGTTACCAGGGATCGCAAATGACGGACACTGCAAGATGCTTAAAAGCAAGATACTACAAAGGCGTAGCGAACCGCGCCGGACAGGATAGTGGAATTGCAATAAAAGTCATAGGAGAAGTTAATTCGTCACAAGATGGGAAAGTGCTTGGAATTGATAGAATCACAAATTGCCATTCGGCAGGACACGGGAATAATCCGAAGATAGTACTTCTGGCTCTGACACCGGATCGAGTAGAAAAGCGTCAGAATGGACGAAGATTCAAAGACAATGGCGAGCCAATGTTTACACTTACAAGAGCAGATATACATGGCGTAGCGATTGAACCTACCGGATTTAATTGTATGCCAGACGGAACATGCAGAACATTGAAAAATCAATACCAGAAAAACAGCGGAGTAAATTTCGCTTGCCAAACAGACAGAGGTGCTACGGCTGTTGCTGTTAAGATCAAAAACATTGCAGCAAGCACAATCAGGAAAGTTGTTCCTAGAAATAGAGTTCCGATACTTAGAGGACAATCGCAAGAAAATAATTTAGATATTTGCGTAAAGGTAGCAGAAGTAACAAAACAAGGGTATTCAAAATGCAGAGTAGGAGTGGTGGACAGTGTGAATTTGTCGAACCCGGGTAGCAAAACCAGACGTGGAAGAGTCGGAAAAGAAATTGCGAATACCTTAGATACAAGTTGTAATCAAGGAATATTTGTGCAGGCATCAGAAGAATTAACAGTATATGCAGTGTGGTATGAAAAATATCAGTGTTACATAGCAATTAGAAAATTGACACCGAAAGAATGCTTTAGATTGCAAGGATGGACAGATGAATATTTCGAAAAGGCAGCATTTGTCAATTCTGACAGTCAGTTATATAAGCAAGCAGGAAATGGTGTCACGGTAAATGTAATAGAAGCAATTGCAAAGCAGCTTAAATTCGCATAAGGAGATAGCATGACAAATAGAGAAAAGTATTCAGAAGAAATAATGCAAATTCTATTCAAAACAGGAATACATCCGGCTCTGATAAATGAGCAAATAGTCGAGTGCCACAAAGAATGCAGGCATTGCAAATTCGCTCATACAAAATATTCTTGTGACGAAGCTTTTACGCATTGGGCTGAAAGTCCTTGCGAGCCAGGAAAGATTGATTGGAACAAGGTTCCTGTAGATACTAAAATTTTAGTAAGAGATTCTATGAATGATCACTGGATCAAAGCTCACTTTGCCGCAGCACAAGGCAATCTTGTAACTGTTTTTAGTTTGGGTAGAAGCAGTTGGACAGCAATGGATGCAAATACTTTCTCCACATATCGTTTTGCCGATATCCCAGACCAAGAAGAAAGGAGAAAATATCTAAAAGATGAATAAGTACAATCAACACGTCAAGGAGTCTATTGATTATTTTAATCATGAATTGGAATGTAGAAAGCACCAAGTTAGCGATAGCAGTTTTCAAACAACTTTGCGGCTTGTGAAAGAAAAAACTGCTTATGAAACAGCAGTAGAATGCTTAAAGAAGCAACTTCCACAGCCACCAGTTAAAGCAATTCACAAGTCTGCCGTCCATGAAAACAGAGGTGATAAACCACATACATGGAGAGAGATTGAGCTTGAGGTGTGGGAATGTCCGTGCTGTAGAAACACAGTATGGAGTGGCATAAGCATTGCGAAGAAATTGTCATATTGCTCAGATTGTGGACAGAAGATTGACTGGGAGGAGGCCAAATAATATGTATTACATGGATAACGAAGAATATTTCGAGCCGAGCGAGTTTGACGAGAAAATTGAAGAACTTAAAAACGAGCTTCGAGAATCTGTAAAAAAGGAAATCAAGGACGAACTTGAAAAGCTGCGCGCAGAAAACAAAAAATTGCAGGGCATCAAGGAGAATTTTGAATCCATAAAGAAGGATTATGGGAGAAAGAAAGCAGAATGTGAAAGTGCAATGCGAAACGCTGAAACCAAAGCCAGACAAGCTAGGCTGAAAGAGTTAATGGAACAGTTTAAGGTTGTTCTGTGGTCAGTAAAATGGAACTTCCAGTATAAGGAGAAATGCGATAGGTGCGATAACGACAGAGAAGTCAAGATAAAACTTCCATCTGGCAGAATGACATATGATGATTGCAAATGTGGAGCAAGAAAAAAAGTGTATTATCCGGATATGGAAATTCTGTATGAACTGAGTGATAAATACCAAGGGATTAAAGCATGGTATAGAGCAACAAATGATAAAGAAGAAAGCGATCTTGCAATGTGTTCTTGCGCAACATATGCAATGGAAATAGTAGACCATAACAAGGACTTTAACGAAATAGATGCAGAGGATAAGACATTCTTCACAACTAAAGAAGAATGTCAGGAGTTCTGCGACTACATGAATGAAAAAGAAGAAAATTCTGGATACGATTACAACTTGGCAGGAAAACTAATTAAGGCTAGAGAGGTGTAAAAATATGGTTAAAACAATTTTTGATAATCCGTCAGGCATCTTAGCATTGATACACAATTGTGTATTTATAAAAGATGGCGAAGTATGGTACAGGGATTTTGAACGCGAAATTCCACTTATGGAGCTTGCACGGAATCTGAACAAAGCATACGGCGATTCTGAGGCATCAGCGATGAATGATGAAGCATTTAGTGACAAAATGTATGACGATTCGCAATTTAAGCTAGAGGAAGATATTGATAGTTTTATTGCCACTTTTTACATGGCACTTATTGGAATGGCGGAAAATCGAGAGCGCTTGAAAATATATGAAACAACAGGATTGCCAACAACGGGGCATCCAGAAGTACTACAGGAATGTATTGATACTTACGGAGCAGATAAACAAATTGACCAGACGATCGGAGAGCTGAGCGAGCTTGTAAAAGCACTGCTTAAACATCGCCAGTTGGAGGGTGAAAATGTAAATTCAACGTCTGCCGCAGACCTGACAAAAGCAAGAACAGATATTCTTGAGAGAACCGCTGATGTTATTATCATGTTGACTCAAATCATTATGATTTTTGGTGATAGAGATTTTGTTGAAAGAATAATAGAATCAAAGGTTTACCGCCAGAGAAGGGCACTTGCGGAAGGAGACAGATGGTCAGAATTATTGAAGTAGAAAACGTAATAACTTGCCCTGAATGTGATAGAAATTTGAGCTATGAGGAAAATGATGTGTTTTTTAGTAAACTAGATTATCTCTCAGACAAACACAATACTTATTACAACAGATGTATAATATGCCCTTGGTGTAAAAGTGAAGTTGTTGTTACGGATGGCGCAGTATTTGTTGAGTCAACAGATAAGGAAGGTGGTAAAAATGACAAGAAAAGAGTTGATAACTCAAATCAAAAGTAAGGGCTATGAGCCTAGAGTAAAAAACGTTGTGAGCTTGCTAACGTCTAATGGTGAGGGTGATGCAGTTACGCTAATCATCTCTTTATATGATGATTTAAATGAGCTAATGGACGTAAAAAACAAGAACGTATCTTCAAAAAAATACTTTGATGATGAATGCCTGAATGAGGCATTTAACGATTTTGTTTCTATGAGAGTAAAGATTAAAAAGCCCCTAACCGCAAATGCCTTGAAGAGAGCAATAGTCAAGTTGGAGAATCTATCTGGTGGAGACATCGAGCTTATGATCAAGATTTTAAACCAGTCTGTTGATAACTGCTGGGTAGGACTTTTCCCACTGCATGATGCTGGCTATAGCTTTAAGGGCAAGCAAAATTCACAGCGTTCACAACTTGATGCAATTTTGGGAAGTATTACGGATGACTAAAAACGAGGCTAAAAAGTTAATGGCGGTAATGACTGTATCATATCCAAACTACAAAATTGCAGATATAGAGCTTACTGCCACTACATGGGCAAATATGCTATCTGGCTATACTTACGAGCAGGTTAGCACAGCACTCAAAGCATACATACTTTCAGAAAACACAGGCTTTCCGCCGTCAATCGGTCAAATTAACGAAAAGTTAGTCGCTTTGAGTCAAGCAGACACGCCTACGCCGTTGGAAGCGTGGTCTTTGGTTCGGATAGCTGTCAGAAACAGCACGTATCATGCTGATGACGAGTTTGCCAAGCTTCCACCAATTATCCAGTCAACAGTTGGAAACGCAAGGAATCTGGAAGAATGGGCGAAGGGACAAGCAACTCAGTTTGAGACAGTTATCCACAGCAATTTTTTAAGATCATACTCCGCAGAGATTGCGAAGCAAAAAGAATGTCAGAAGTTGCAGGGGAAGGTTTCAATTGCATCCGAGCAACCAGAGTATTTGCCAGAACTAAATATATAAGCAAAGCACAGTTTTATAGACTATTTTAAATTATAATAAGCTTTAATACATTAAAATAGTCTACTACCTAGAAGGAGGCTTTATGACACGAGCACAAAGGAGACGGGCTGAAAGAGAAGCAAAAAAAGGAAACAAAGTCGTAGAACAGCGAATCACAGGCGTGGAAGAAAGTGTAAGAATCGCTTTGTTAAAAGAAAATATTGCACGAGACGTTGATCGCAAGCTTTATGACAAATACTACCAAAAAGCAAATAAAGACGCTGTGGACAACATATACAGTATCATATTAACATCATTTGGACTTGCCTTGGCAGATACTTGTCCTAATTGGAAGGCTGAGGCAATTGCAAAACGAATCCAGAAGACAATGGACTATGTTGACAAATTTTCAAAGGAATACGACGGAGACATTGAACGTTTTATGAAAGAGCTTGAAGATAGAACCGGATTCTCATTTGAGATAGATTCTGTAAGTGGAAAGGATGAATAATATGGATTTTTTAATTGGTTTAATAGTAGGGTTATTGTTTGGCGGAATTACTGGTGTGCTTGCAGTTGCTTTGTGTACTGCATCAAGCACAAATGAAACCGATGACGAAGGAAAGAGGAAAAACGATGAGAATTAAGCATTTGAAGTTAGATAATTTTTGCAGTTTTTACAATGGAAAAGCTGTAGACACAGATTTATACAATAAGACAGAGGTATCTGGATGTAATGAATCTGGAAAAAGCACAGTTAAGAGAGCTATTTTTTGGGTACTGAATTGCAGGGGTGAGAACGGTGAAGAAATTACTGGAATCAGACCACACGATAAATCAGGTAACGAGATCGATGATATCGAGGTTACAGTCGAGATGACCGTAGAGATTAACGGTTCCAACAAAACATTCAAAAAAGTCTCTCGTCAGAACTACAATAAAAAGGGTGACTTCACAGGTAATGTTATTGACTATTATATCAATGATATTCCTAAAAAGAAGTGTGACTATGAAGATTTTATCGCAGAAGAATTAGTTCCTGTGAGCGCACTTTCAAACTTGATCAACGCTAAAACACTCTTGTCAAAAAGTGCTGCTGACTGCAGATCAATCTTGGAATCCACCTTTGGAACATGTTCCAATGCAGAGGTTTGTGAACGTTTTCCAGAGTTCTCCCCTCTTCTCCCACTGCTGGATGATGGCAGTGTTGATGAATTGAAGTCAAAATTTAACACTATGTTGAATGGCAGACGTGGAAGGAATGGTACTAAAGGACTGCTTGATATTCGCAAAGAGTTTCCAAGCCGCATTGATGAGGTGGAAAAGCAGAAAATTGTCATTGATGAAGGCTTGATAAACAGTCAAATTGCAGATATCGAAAGCAAAATCAAAGATAACCAGAGTAAACAAGCCGATGTGCAAAAGGCATTTGATGAGCAGCGTGCAATTCAGGCACAAATTTATAAGTTGAAGCAGGAGCAATTAAAGGCCGCTGATGACGCTAATGCTGAAAACAGGAAAAGAATTGCCGATTTAGATGCTCAGATTATGGCAGCAAAGGAAGAACTTTTCCTATCAAATAACAATTTAAACGCCAAGGAACATGAATTGTACCAGATTGACTCTGAAATTCGAGATCTTGAAACTAAGCGTTTGAAGCTTTCAAGTGACTGGAAAAGCAATAAAGATATGCAGTTTGATGAAAATTCGCTGATTTGCCCGTATTGCAAGCGCGAGTATCCATCTGATCAGCAGGATGAAATGCGAAAGCATTTTGAAGAATCAAAGGAAGAAAAGTTGCAGGAAATCACAGACGATGGAATGAAATGTAAAGAAGCTATTGATGCTTTACGCGAAAAGTTCAATGCTGCAGATGCAGAGCTTTCTGCCCTTCGTGAAGAATCCAATAAAAAGTCAAGAGTTGTCGATGATTTAGTTGCTCAGAAAAAAGTTATATCCACTGTACCTCCAGCAGAGCCAAACGAGACAGCAAAAACCAGATCTGCAGAAATCGCAAAGCTTGAAAGCCAATTAGAAGCAAATACTGCAAATGCAACGTTTGCACAGCTCAAGGCAGAAGAAAATAACCTTCAACATCAGTTATCTAGTCTAAAAGCAGAACTTGCAAAAACTGAAATTAACGTCAAGATTGACGCAAGGGTTGCAGAGCTTAACATCGAGCGCCGAAAGAATGAGCAGCTAATTGCAGATACGCAGGCACAACTCGACTTGTTGAAACGCTTCAATATCCGCAAGCATGAGCTTTTAGAAAGCAAGGTAAACGAGTATTTAGAGTACTGCCAGGTGAAATTTTTCAGACAGCTTGTGAATGGTGATCTGGAAGAAACGTGTGATTTCTGTGTAAACGGTGAACCATACGCTAGAAACCTTAATCACGGTGCAAAAATCTTAATCGAAATGGATGTCTGCAAAGCGTTTCAAAAAAAGTATGCTACTACCCTTCCTATCATCGTAGATGACTCGGAGTCTGTTGATTGCTGGAAAATACCAGATGTAGACAGGCAGCTTATTGTTCTCAAAAGAACTGATTCTAAAGAACTAACAATTAAGGAATCGTGATGTGATCCGTGAAATTACACAAACTTACCCAGTCTAAGCTTGATGATTACAAACTTAGAAGTAATTTCACGGAGGACGAAGAGATAACATTCGACATGTTGTCTAAAGGCAAATCTATCAGCGAAATAGCAACCCGGTTATCTGTGTCAACTAGGACGGTTGACCGCAGGATTGCCGATATAAAATCAAAAATCAACCAACTATAAATAGTCCCCTGGTATTTATAATGCTAGGGGATTTTTGCAACATTATTTAACATTATTCTACAGTAAAGAAATGTTGCACGTATAACTGTAAAGATATTTTTTATAACTTTTTAGTTCTAACTATTGACTTTTTAGTTCTAATAATGTATCCTATAACCGAGAAAGAGAAAAACATTATTTTACTGTAAAGAAATGTCAAATTAGGTTAAGAATTGTAAAATAATGTAGAATAATGTAATCACAAAGGAGGTTTCACTATGAAAGTAATATGCATTGCAAATCAAAAAGGTGGCATTGCAAAAACCACAACAGCCACTACACTTGCGTCAATTTTAATGTCACAAGGCAAGAAGGTCTTACTGGTTGACGCTGATCCGCAGGGTAACAGCACTGATACTTATAGAGCAGTATCCAAAGATACGGCAACTCTCTACGATGTTATTTTAGACATTGAAGATCCGCTTCCAATCGCGGAAGCTATTCAAAAAACAGAAATAGGCGACATAGTTGCGTCCGATCCAGAGCTGAAAACAGCAGATCAAAGATTCCCAAGTGACGGGAATGAGTATTTTAGACTAAAAGACGCTCTTTCTGAATTAAGTGGCTATGACTACGTTATTATTGATACAGCTCCGGCTGACAACAAATTACTTAAAAATTGTTTAATTGCTTCTGACAAGGTCATCATTCCTGTCACTGCAGACCGCTACGCTATTCAAGGTCTGTCGGAACTGAATAGAACCATCACGGGCGTAAAGAAAAGAAATAATCCTAACCTAGAGGTTGCAGGACTCTTGTTGGTGAAATATAAGAGCCGTCAGCTCCTCGCCCAGGAAGTTAAAGCTTCTCTGGAAGAGATCGCCAAGCAGCTCAATACAAAGGTCTTTTGCACAACTATTCGTGAAAGTATTGCCGTGCAAAAGGCACAGGCAACTAGAACAACTCTCATGAATTTTGAACCGAAGTGCAACGCTGCCATTGACTATGTGCAGTTCGCAGAAGAACTAATTAAGGAGTGATTTGAGATGAGAAAGAAAGATAACACCACCACTACTTCTTTTGATGTGACAGCTGGTATTGATTTTTCAGATGCTAGCGAAACTGAAATTCCAAGCATCCAGCCGGCGGAAAAAAAATCAGTTTTTGTCTCCGCTCCGGTTGATCCGAACAGAGTGTATACGCCTGGATATAATCCAACTCCGAAGATTGGTCCAAATGGTGGATATGTAGGCCGCAGAGAAGTCCCTGCAGCTGAGCGCAAGATCCAATTCAGTGTATCATGCACTGAATCACAAAAGGCAGCCTTTTCAGAAGCCGCTCGTAAGTCAGGCCGCACCCTAGCAGGATTTGCTTGCTTTGCCATTGAAGAATACATGCGGACACATGATTTATAATTCTATACCTTATTTGACATTATTTTAAAGCAAAGAACTGTTAAATAAAGTAAAGAACTGCAGAAAGAAGGATATATATGAAGAAAGAATTTAATTTGCTTGATGAAAATTGGGTGCGTATATTGCTTCCAGATTATACCGCTAAAGAAGTTTCACTTAAAGGAGTTTTCACCCACAGTCATGAATACATGGATTTGGCAGGTGAAACAGATACTCAAAATGTCGCAATGATACGGCTACTTCTTGCAATTGCTCATTCCGGATTTGCAAGATTCAACTCAAACGGTGATGAGATTCCGCTTTTGAATAGGGATGAAGCAATCAGTCGTTGGAAAAACTATTGGAGTCTCGGACATTTTCCGGAAGCATTTTTAAAATATTTAGAGGAATGTAGAGAACATTTCTGGCTTTTTCATCCTGATGCCCCATTCTATCAGGCAAACGAAGCTAAAAAAGGAACTGCTTTTGGTGCTGCAAAGTTAAACGGAGAAATTTCTGAAAGCAACAACAAGGTACGAATTTTTGCAGCAAGAAGTGGAGAAGCAAAAATGCAACTAACATATGCAGAAGCGGCTAGATGGCTTCTTTTTATCAATGGGTATGACGATGTTTCTGTAAAGCCGAGTAAAGCAGGTTTGCCGTCAATCAGTATTGGATGGTTGGGGCAAAATACTATTGTTTACGCAATCGGGCGAAATCTTTTTGAAACACTTATGATGAACCTAGTTCCTTTACAGAATGGTAATGGGAAATTGTGGCCTAAGCCTTGCCCGATATGGGAATGCTCGCCACGATCCGATGAGCGCAAAAAGATTGATACACCTTCTAACCCAGCGGAATTATTCACGCACCAATCGCGTAGGATATTTCTCAAGAGTGAAAATGGGGTCATAACCGGATTTAATGCATTGGGTGGGGAGTTTTTTGATAAAGAACGTGTTGTAGCTGAAACCATGGCACTTTACATTTTAAACAGTAACAGCGCTAAACCGCTTCGCTTATTTAACGATGTTCCATTGTGGCAACTACTCGACAAGATACTTTACAACAATCAAGATGCCGTTACATGGTTGCGCTTAATTGGAATTAGCAACGCAAGCTTTCGGATTTGCGGAATGATGTATGACTCCAAGGCAATGAAGTTTGTCGATGAATGTTCAAAAAGATTTACAGCAAATCTCGATCCTAACTTTGCAGTTTACATATCTGTCGGCATTGAATTGTGCCGTTATATCACAAATGAAATTGGTGTATTATCCTACAACATTCAGATGGCTAGTGGCAAGCAGAATCCGACTGAACTTAAAAAATATGAGTTTTCTAGTAACCTAGATTTGATTTGGTCCAGATTTCTTTCATCAAGCGCCACCGCATTTGAATATTTTCTAAGAATGGTCAAGCAGTCTGCGCTGAACTTTTCTAAATCTTTAATTGATAATGCATCCCCAACATCATTTAGAGGCCGAATAGTTACGGTGAATGGCACAGAAAAGTATTATTGCACACCAAAGGCTTATAATTCTTTTTTATATTATCTCAGCCGATTGATACCAGAAGAATCTAATGACCTTGAGGCTGTAAAAGAACATTTGATTTCTTACAAGGCAGATCTTAAACCGAAGGAGGAAGGTGAGTAAATGGAAAGCAAAAACACATTTTCGAACATTGTAAAAACAATAATGTTTAAGAAAGAGATGGACGGAGTTCAGCTTGCAAAACTGTTAGGGTGCTCTCAATCTAACGTGTCCAAAAAGCTTAGATTAAATAATTTTAGAGAAAGTGATATACGCCAGATATCCGAAGCATTAGGATATGACGTTTCTATCAAACTCACATCAAAGGACACCGGAGAGGAATTGCAGATGTTGTAATAGTGTATTTTACATTTCTTTACATTATTTAACTTTATTTAACAATATTTGACATTTATTTACAGTAAAATATTCTTTGAAAGAGTTGTCAGTTTATCTGGCAGCTCTTTTTGTCGTTAATATGTCGTATCCCTGTCGTTTTTACATCTTATTTTTATGGCACAATACAGTCAGAATAAGAGGAAGGAAGGTGTGAATGATGTTTCCCGAATCATTTTTGACTAAAATATTTGAAAGACCAGATGTATGCATGATTCCAATGCAGTATCAATCAGCAATGATTCAAGCTATTGGAGAGGTCCTTGACGAGGAAGGAGTGATAATCGACGATGCCGATACCAAATCAGATGTATCAACCGTACAGCCAGCAGACAATGTATGGCCAATATAATAGTTATTACCCGTATCAATATCAGCAGCCGCGTTATGATCTGCAGCAAAACCAACCGCTTTTTAATCAACAGCAAAACATTCAGCCACAGCAGCAAGCTGGATTGAACGGAAAGGTCGTGCAAGCTGTCGAACAAATTACTGCGAACGATGTACCTATGGACGGCTCAGTTGCCGTATTCCCAAAGCAAGACATGTCAGAGATCTATACAAAATCATGGAATGCAGATGGAACCATTAGAACGATTGTATATAAGCCGTACACAGCTTCACAGCCAAATGCGGCGAATAGTTCAGCTGACATGTCCAAAATGAAAATGGGGCTGTCTGACGAGGCTACAGAGGCATTTATGGCAAGATTTGATAGCCTTGAAAAGAAGTTTGATGAACTGATGCCTAAAATAGCGCCTAAAAGGTCCGGAGGCTTAAAGAAGGAGGCAAATGAGAATGAATAATCCATTTCAGCTATTTCAAGCCATTAGGAATCCGCAGCAGTTTTTGCAGCAGATGGCTGGAAACAGCCAAGCTATGAGCAATCCTATTTTAAAAAATGCTATGGATATGGCAAATAAAGGTGATACAAAGGGTGTAGAACAATTAGCTCGCAACCTTTGCAAAGAAAAAGGGATAAATGTTGATGATGCAGTTCGCCAGATAAAAAATCAATTTGGAATGCAATAAAAACGTGATACTAATTCTTGCGCAAGATTATGTATATAAAAATATTACGGAGGTAAATAGTATGTTTAACTCAGGAAACTGTAGTGTACCATTAGTGGCTAGCATTGATGGTAACGGTAACAACAGCGGTGGCTGGGGCAACGACGGTTGGGGATGGATCTGGATCATTTTGATTTTTGCCATTTTCGGCTGGGGTAATGGCTTCGGCGGTTGGGGCAATAACGGTGGTGGCATGGGTTCTACCGCGGCAGCCTACACAGATAGCGCAATTCAGCGTGGTTTTGATCACCAAGCGATCGTTGGAAAGTTAGACGGAATCAACAATGGTATTTGTGATGGATTCTACGCAGTTAACAATAGCATGTTAACCGGATTTAATGGAATCAACACAAACATCATGCAGACTGGATATGGCATTCAGCAGGCTATCAACGCTGATACCGTAGCTAATATGCAAAATACAAATGCTCTGCAGGCACAGTTAGCTAACTGCTGCTGCGAGACACGCGAAGCTATTCAGGGTGTAAATTACAATATGGCAACCAACACTTGCGCATTGCAGAACACTATGAACAACAACACCAGAGATATTATTGACAACCAGAATGCAGGTGTGAGAAGCATCCTTGACTACCTTTGCCAGGACAAGATTGCTACCTTGCAGGCTGAGAACAATGATCTTCGCAGAGCTGCTTCACAGGATCGCCAGAGTGCACTGCTCACCACAGCAATGGCTGCGCAGACCAATCAGATTATTGACGCTGTAAGACCTACTCCAGTACCGTCTTTCCCGGCATCTAATCTCTATGGCTATGCTTACGGATGCGGATGCAATAGTGGTTGCAACTGCTGACAAAATTAAATATCGGTATCTTAACCAAAACGGTTATGTCTGCTAACTAACGCAGTATTACTATCAGCAAAGGGGCAGACTCGAAATAGAGCCTGTCCCTTATTTTAAGGAAAACACAATATGTAATTAAATCTATTGACAATAATGCTTTAATGTGTTTAAATATCCTCAAAGGAGGTATTATGAACACATCAAACATTACGAATTACAAACCAAAGGAATTTGCAGAACTGTTGGGTGTTTCTGTTAAGACCTTACAGCGGTGGGATCGAGAAGGAACGCTTACAGCAAATCGTACACCAACCAATAGGCGTTATTATACTTACAAACAGTATCTTGAATTTAAAGGGATAACAGAAGATGATGCACGCAAAGTTGTTCTTTATGCCAGAGTGTCTACAAAAAATCAAAAGGATGATTTACAAAACCAAACCGCATTTTTACGGCAGTTTTGCAATGCAAGAGGCATGATTGTAGATCAATGCATAGAAGAATATGGAAGTGGTCTTAATTACAACCGCAAGAAATGGAATGAATTATTGAATGAGGTGATGGAACAAAAAATCAAAACAATTGTGATAACGCATAGAGACCGTTTTGTTCGCTTTGGATATGACTGGTTTGAAAAATTCTGTACGAAATTTAATACAACAATTGTGGTAGTAAATAATGAATCATTATCACCGCAGGAGGAGCTTGTACAGGATATCGTTTCCATTCTTCATGCGTTTTCTTGTAGATTGTATGGACTTCGTAAGTATAAAAAACAAATAGAAGGAGATGAGGGACTTGCTAAAGAGCTTCAAGACGGAAATCAATCCTACACCGGAGCAGATAACGAAGATCAATAAGACGATTGGAACCTGCCGGTATCTATACAATTTTTATCTTTCTCATAACTTGAAACGTTATGAGCAGGGAGAAAAATTCATGAGTGGAAAGTCCTTTAGCGTATGGATGAATAATGAATATCTGCCGACACATCCTGAATATTCATGGATAAAGGAAGTCAGTTCAAAGGCAGCAAAACATGCAGTTGAATGTGGATGCGCAGCATTTACAAGATTTTTTAAGCGTCAGAGTGGATTTCCTAAATTCAAAAAGAAAGATATCTCAGATGTAAAGATGTACTTTGTAAAGAATAATCCGAAGGACTGCTATTGTGAACGGCACAGAATTAACATTTCCACTCTTGGCTGGGTGAGACTAAAGGAAAAGGGATATCTGCCAACGACGAAAGATGGCTGGCGGATTCGAAGCGGAGCCGTTTCGAAGAAAGCAGGTCGATACTATGTATCCGTTTTAGTGGATGTTCCAGATTTGCAGGTCAAATCGAAGGAAGATCAGACAGAAGGAATCGGAATTGATCTTGGACTAAAAGAATTTGCGGTTCTTTCAAATGGTAAAATCTATAAAAATATCAACAAAACAAGCCGAATCAAAAAGCTTGAAAAACAGTTGAGACGGGCGCAGCGCTGTCTGTCTCACAAATATGAGAATTTGAAGAAAGGAGAGTCTGCTCAAAAAGCAAATATACAAAAACAAAAGCTTAAGGTACAAAAACTTCATCAAAGAATCAATCAAATTCGAACCGATTACATCAATCAGACAATCGCAGCGATTGTGAAAACCAAGCCATCATATATAACGATTGAAGATCTGAACGTAAAAGGAATGATGAAAAATCGACATCTTTCAAAGGCAGTGGCATCAGAGAAATTTTATGAGTTTCGAGAAAAGCTCATGACGAAATGCCATGAAGAAGGAATTGAGTTAAGAGTAGTAAGCAGATGGTATCCGTCTTCAAGAAAATGTCATAGTTGCGGATGCATCAAGAAAGACTTAAAACTTTCAGATCGAATTTACAGATGCAGTTGTGGCTATGTAGAAGATCGTGATCGAAATGCGGCACTTAATTTGAAAGATGCAGAAACTTACGAAATTGCATAATTGAACGCAAGCGTAAGTATGTACCCGGGGCTATCTGGGGAATTAACGACTGTGGAGTGTACAAGAACTTGTGAGTAGACAGAACTTCGGTTCGTCAAAAGCATACACGATGAAGCAGTAAGTAGTGTTCGTGAGAACCTACAATTCTCAATATGAGTATATTTACACATATTTTGAGTAGCAGGTATCAAATGGCAGAATATGTTGCAGTCGCAACACAGGAAGTTGCGGCAAATGAAAATGTAACTTTTACAAACACATCTGTTAAGGGTTCAAACTGCATACAACACCGTGAAGGCAGTGGGATCATTACTCTTAGAGGTCTTACGAATCAGTGTCAGGCACGTTTTTTTGTAAACTTCTCCGCGAATATAGCTCTTCCAGCCGGTGGAACTGCGGCTCCTATATCATTAGCAATTGCTATCAGTGGTGAGCCGATGCTTGCTTCCAAAATGATTTCAACACCAGCTGCAGTATCTCAATTCAGCAATGTATCCTCAGGCATTTTTATCAGTGTTCCGCGTGGCTGCTGCGTAAATATTGCAGTTGAGAATACAAGTGGCGTTGCTATTGAAGTTGCTAACGCAAACCTTATAGTGAATAGAGTTGCTTGATTGGAGGTAGACTATGCATAAATGGGCTAAAGAGATCTTAGAATGTGTCAAAGAAAAAGCCAAAGCTATCGGAATTGATAATTTTGAAGGCCAGAATCTTGATGATTTAAAAGACTGGACTGAAATCGTTAAGAACATTGCTTGCTTTGACAAAGACTATCGCATCGTTGAGGCAATGGATAGATTGGAAAACGATGACGAAATCATGGAAATGGTTGAGCAATACGGTGATTACCCGTCACGCCGCTATTACGACCGCTACAGATATGCTAACGGCAGATTCGCCCCAAAGGGTAGAGGTACAAGAACCATAGGTAGACGTGGTTATGACGAGCCACCTTATTGGCACATGACACCAGAAATGTATTATGAATGGGCTGATATGCCAGAAGAAGAGCGTATGCGTGATCTTGATAGACTCCGCTTTGGGCGCATGTACTACTCTGACCCACGTAGAGGCGCCCAAATGCCGTCAGATGGTAGAAGTGTAGAAGATATGGGAATGAAGTCAGAAAGCCGATATGACCGTGCTAGAAGGTCATACAGTGAGACTAAGGACATGCACAAAGCTAACACCAAAGAAGACAATGACGCAAACATGCGAGGGCTTGAGTCCTTGCTGGCCGTCATTGACGAAGATCTTAAAGAGATCATGCCAGGGCTTTCAGCTTCCGAAAAAACAATGATGAAAACCAAGATGACAAACTGGGTACAGCGTATATAATCAATGGTACAACCGGGGGCAGATGCTCCCGGTTTTATTTCAATTGCGCATTTGCTATAAATGTGCTATAATGGGGGTATCAAATGTTTTTTACAGTAAATAACAGCACTTGGCAAGTTTGCTTTGTCAATCCTGGCGATCCGCAGTTGCAGCGCAGTGACGGAACATATACTCTCGGTGTAACCGACAACAATTTAAAGACCGTCTTTATGTGTAATGATCTGTCAAACCAGATGATTGATAAAGTGCTGTGCCATGAATTGACACACGTTCACGCAATGGAATACGGATACTCTATCCCGATTGAAACAGAGGAAATTGTCGCAGACTTTATAAGTCTTTTTGGCAGGAGTATAGTAACTGTTGCAGACGAACTTATATATCAGCTTTTAGGAAACAATACAACTAGGTACTGTGCATAAAATAAAGATCACAGTACACGCACGACTTTAGGCAATGTGCCAGAAAGGAAGGCAGATGTACACAAAGATTCACACGCAAAAAGACGTTCTCCGTGAGCGATATCTTTATCAATCCGAACTTACTCCACTGGGATTTCCAAAACTGCTCCCAGTACATGCTGCTCTGAGTGGGCTTAATGCAGTATCATTTTGTGAGGCGGTGAAAGAAAAAAATCCGAAGAAGGCACTTTGCCACTTTTTTATTGATGATGCACGGTTCGAGCCATTATGGAATCAGCCGCAAAAGTATCTTCCAACACTTGAAAATTTTAAATACATCTGTGCTCCTGACTTCTCATTCTATGACTCTATGCCAAAGGTCATGCAGCTGCATCAAGTGTATAGAAGTCGTGCCCTGGCATGGTGGCTATTTATGAATGGCTGTAACGTCATCCCAACTGTAGGTTGGGGAAATGCAGAGACGTTTGATTTTTGCTTTGAAGGGCTGCCAGAAGAGAGTACGCTGGCAATCAGTACAAACGGCTGTTTTACCGATCAAGGCAAGGAGTGTTATCGACAGGGCTTCAAAGAAATGTGCTCCCGACTCCATCCCACAGAAATTTTAGTCGTTGGACGTCCAATTGATGTGGATGCAGATGTAAAGATCACGTATCAAGAATCATTTGGACAGCAGCTTACAAGAAAGTTGAGGGGATGATATGGGCAGTAGAAGTGGAAAAAAACACGAAATCAGCATAATAACCTATGTTGGCAGTTTGAAGCGCATCAGAACAGAGGAAACTGTCGGAAACATCACGGTCATAAGAACCGAATATAAACAGCAGAGACAGAAGCAGCGTCGTAAGAAAAGCCGATAGATTTTGACATTATTTTACTGTAAAATAATGTATAGTAATGTAAAGTAATGTAAAATACTGTCAAGAACTGTAAAATAATAGGGATAGATTTGATTCTATCCCTACTTTTTATTATGGTTTTTTTCTATGTCTCTTTCCGATTTCTTTTAGCTCATCTTCCCATCCCTGATGACTCTTTATGTATTCACCAAAGAGTTTTTTTTCAGCCTCTTTGCGTGCCGATGCTGCCTCTTCCAGACTAGCATATACTCCCAAATGATATTGTTTATGTCTAAATGTTATATATGCTCTATAACTTCCGTCTTTTTGAAGCGAAACCCCGTTTACTTTTGTACTAGAATTTTTGTTGACAGTTCCATTTTCTCTTGATCTAATGCTTGGCAAGCAAGAACCATCCACATAGCAGCTTTTCTGTATTTCTTTCAAAAAGTCCCCATTATTACGGTTACAATTTACGCACATATAATTTTTTTTCAATCTGGACAACTTGGTTTCTGTTTCTTTTCCACAAACTGGGCATATAGCTTTGCAATAAAAAACATTCTCCCCCTTTTTCTTAAAAATACTTACAATTCTAAATCCATTGATACTAGTTCCGACTTTTTTCTGTGCAATTCTCAAGTTGGTTTCGGATATTTTTTTAGAGGTAGTTTTTACATGCTCCTTATTGCACCCACAAGATTTAGATTTACCTGCTAATAGCATACGACTATATACGTTTCTAACTGTCCCACAGTCACATTTGCATAGAACTGAATACGGTCTACTTGATTCACCAATCACCTTCCACATTCCGAAACGATCACCAGTCTTAACCGAAGATTCTTTTCGCCTGGATTTTAAGTATTCCTTATTGCATCCACAAGATTTAGAATCACCAGCGCAAAGAGATCTGTTGCTTACATCTCTAATCGTACCGCAAGTACATCTACACTTTGAGTAATATGGCTTGCTGCCTTGCCCTATTACTTCCCATTGCCCAAATACATCGCCTATCTGAATATTATATTTGCCAATCATTCATCTTCACCCCCTCTCTCAATTTTCTGCTTTTGAATCACTTCCAGCGCCATTTTAACATCCTCTTCGGTCTTTTTAACTGGTAACTCTTCCAATCGCCAGCCCTTATAAGTATATACTGGCCTAGATCTCCGTGAAGACACACCACGTAAACTACTTGCAATTGCAGTAAAACCACCACGCACGCGTCCGGCTGCAATATTTTCTGGTACATCTTCATCAAAGAACCTTCGGCAATTTCTTCTAGCCCAATCCTTCAACGATACTGCTATATAGTAATTTCCTAGAGGATCAATTAAAATCCATTTTTTAGCAGTTCTGTTTTGCGGTCCCGGTTGTCCTTCTGGCAAAGCATGAGCCGCTTTAGTTGCTTCTTTTGCAAATCGTTCGCGAGCCGCTTTTACTAATTGACTTTTCTTTTGAGCTTCAATTAGAGCAGGCGGCAATAGGTGTCCCCTTTGGTGTACACAAGCCGTGTTTCTTTCTTAATTGTGCCGCACATTTAGCAGAACAACATTGTTTTGTATCACTCGGATGCCAAATAAATGGCTTTCCACATATTACACAGTTGTGGTATTTACGTCTTCTTACGCATCCACATGTTACACATCTGTAAAAGTGAGATGCCTGCATTTCTTTTATTTTTCCACATTTCAAACATTTTACTTTCCAAAGGCTTGTCCTTTTTCCGGTATTAGGACTGACATATTTATTTTCAGAAGCTCCCAGTACCACCAAATCTCCATGCTGCTCGTCTGTTAAATCTCTCTTTGCCATTGCCAACTCCTTTTTTCTGTCAATATGCACTATTGCAAAATAACAGTACATATGCGTGTTTCAAATATTATACAAAAAGTTCTTGACGTTTTCAAGCCATTATGCTATTTTAAAAATGAAGAGGATGCTTCTTCCGGCTTCGGTCGTTATTCACAGGCAGCAAACCGTCTGTGTGGATTGAAATGAAATTATAATTGTACGCGCAAGTACAGAGGAGCGGCAAGCGTTACGCTTGCCGTTTTTCATTCCTTAACGATTACGTTGACCGCAACAATACCACCCTTCTTAATCTGCTTAAACATGTTTTATATCTTCCTATCAAATACTGCCATAGTACAGTGCAACCGCCATGCTGCCGAAAATCAACGTGCCAAGTAACAAGTCACCAATGCCCTTTGCTACTGCATCAAGCATTTTTCATGTTTTTTTCAATCGTTGCCTTGAATCCTCTTGACTTTTGACAGAGAATGGCACGCTCTGCACTGCTGCGCATCTTTTCAATCTGCAGGTTTGGTTCCCAGATTAACTTCATTTTATCACCCCTTTCCGTGTCACGCAACCTTTTCGATAGTAACAACCGCTAATGTCGGCGCTTCATATCTGAAAAAATCGGCTACATTTTTAAACTGTGAATCCATCACTGGGATATATTCGTCTGGGTAGATGTGAGCTGTAGAAAACTGAATGCAGCCTGGATTTTTTACGGATGCGTGCAGTATTCGTTGCTCTGTGTATGCCTTGCCGCCAATTTCGTGCTGCACTTCCCAGTGTGCCACCACACCTGGAGCCTTTACCGCCTCGAATACTCGCGCCCATGACACAAGGGCCACAGTGTCAAGGCTTGCAATCTCTTTCTCAAGCTTCTCCAGCTCATCACCGTGAGCCTTGAAAAGCTTTATATGCAGCTCTCGCGGCGCGGCGCTGATAGATACTGTCTGTAAAATCATTGTTTTAACCTTTCTTTTAGTTTTCTTTTTTTGTTCCGGTTTTCCCGGTAAAGCGTCCCCAGGTCGTGAACCTCGCCGCCTAAAGCGGAGAAACGCAAAACTCAAAATTCCTCGGCGTAGCTTTCAGCATCTGCCAGAGTCCGGCACAGCTTGCAAATATTACTGTATTCACCATCTACAAAAATCTGCACACTGTAACCATAGCCGCGAAGTCTTGCCGGGTGAGTGTCGCCCAGCAAGACAATTTTTGTTGTGATCATCGCTTTCCTTTCTCTCTTTCAAGCCATTTTCCGGCCAATTCGCGTTCTTGCTCAGTTGCCTTTGCAATTTTTCCATCTGGATATACGCGGAAGGCGTGCCACTTGTAAACCCCTACAAAATATACAACGTCTTCCTCACTCATGCAGGCGTAAAAATCCTTGTACATGTCAGCACTGTAAAAATCAGCGCGTTCCTTGCCATACCTCAGAACCTCGCCTGCAGTCTTTAAAAACTTGCCGTTTCCGGCATAGCACCAGCCGCGGCCGCTGTCCTTCGTCCAGATCTGGACGTTATAACGGAAACCGTGCGCCATAGCTGGGGCGCTTTCATTCAATCCAATAATTTGTAATGTTGTCATAACTTTTCCCTTTCTTGCCTGCCATCATCAGCGCCGGGAGGCAATCCCCAACGGACGCCCCAAGCCGGGGCGTTTCGGCTTAAATCTCTTCAATTTCGTCAATGTAAAAATCGACCATATCAACCGCAGCTGTGAAGCGCTGCTGGACAGAAAAGCTAAATCCAAAGTCTTTATCATACATGGCCGAAGCACTTGTAGCTACATAGTAGAAGAGGTCTGCCGCCTTATCTTTATCAAAGGTTCCCTTTCTTAACTTTTTTCTAAGGTTTTCGATACTTGGCTTGATCTGGCGATCATACAAAACGCCTGAGTTAGTAGCATATAAAAACAGCTCTCTTGCTTCATCGGATGCCTTATAAATCATATTTTTTGTTCTCTTCATATTTTTTTTACTTCCTTTCTGTGTTTGTTGTTTTCCTTGTTTCTGACTGTATTATACTTCTATAGCTAGCTATAGTCAACTGTGATATTTCACAAGCTAGCTATAGAATTTTTGTTTATTTTGTCTATAGCTAGCACTATATTTCTATGCTATAACTATGCTAGTGGTGGAATAGGGCCATTATTTATAGGAGGTGTAAAATGGGCAAGTATTCAGAGGCACAGAAAAACGCGATCATGAAGTATCAAAAAGAACATCTTGAGCAGATAAATATTCGCGTGAAAAAAGGATGCAAGCAAAAGTATTTAGACGCAGCAGCCGCCAGAGGGCAAAGCCTAGCGCAGTTTTTGACAGATGCAGCCGATGCAGCTATAGACCGCGATAGCATCCGATCATCGGCACCAGATGCAGAAGGACCTTCAGCACCTGCGGCAGAGCCGGAGCCGTCCAGCCAGAAGACCAAGAGCCATACGCCAGACCTGGAAGCGGTAGATCTGCAAAGACTCCTGACTGATGCACGGTATCAGCTTGATATCATGGATATATACGGCCAGGAGCAGACGCAGCGGCTACTTGATCAGGCACGAAGCAAATAAAAAAAGGTGGGCATTTTCGCCCACCTTATTTTTTTAAATGAAATAATATTTTCTTACTGTTTTTTCTGTTCTGTTAGGGCTGATACTTAGTAACTCGTCTGGAAGATATCCGGCCTTTGTATAGCCACAACTTACTTTTTCGTATCCGCCTAAGTCTTTAAAAAATTGTACTGCATCAAATACATTAAAAACATAAGTTGCCGGTACTTCTTTTTCTTCCTTCCTTACCTCAATCCAACGTGCCCCACGTTTGATGTAAGTTGTTTTTTCTTCTAAAATCTTGCCGCTGAAGTCCTGAAGACTAGAAATATTAGGATACTTCTTGAAAAGCTTTCTATAAGTTTTTGCTAACTCTGAATATAACATTGTTTTTTCCCTTTGCTTGATGTATAATCAAGCTACCTTTCTTTTTTTTGATTGGTGCCGGTTGCGTTTGCTTGGTAGGTAGTGCAACCGGCTTTTTTTGTTTACACCCTTATTATATCACTTTTAAAAGTTATGTCAAGACTTTTTATAACTTTTTTTCGTTATATTTTTTCTTGACTTTTTGCCGCAGAAAAGCTACTATATATATGTAGTGATACACCAAGCACGAAAGGAGAGTACTACAAATATGATAAAGTTTAAATTTGACGTAGCCGGCGCACTGGCTACCGCAGGCGTTACAGCCTACACAGCGCAGAAAAGCGGCATTTTGTCGCAGGATACATGGCGAAAGATCAAGGCAGGAGATACACATATAAGCCTTGAGGCTATTAATCGTATATGCTGCATCTTGCACATGCAGCCGGAGCATCTTATATACTACGCGCCAGACCAAGCCGAAGAAGAAAAAATTTTAAAAAACTTTCAAAAAAAGTCTTGACATAGTAACTTTTTTAAGTTATACTAAAGGCACAAAGAGAGAAAGGAAGCCCCACAGGGGCAAAGGTAAAAAGATATGTCAAAGAAGCAGCAGTATACAACAAAGTTTTATGAGGACAACGGCGGCGGTATCCAGGCAGTGACACGCGATGAGAGCGGCAAGGTTGTAAACGTTCTCGGCGGTTTTGAAGATGGTTCCATCACAGGTTTGGAAGTCCTGGCAGCAGCTCGCGAAAACTGGCCAGACGCAGACCCGTTCGAGTCTTACCAGTGGGGCGGAAAGACTATGGAAGAAGTAGCAGAGGAGCTTGAGGAGATGGAGTATCACCCGGAAAATGGCGATTTAATCGCAGAGACGAAGGCAACACCAGACCACTACACAGACGCCCAGTATATCGAGCGTGTTGAGTTTAACTGGAGCCACATGGGTGCAGCAGGGCATGAACTTTTTAAAGATTTAGACGTGCCGGAGGCTGTAGCATATCGCATCAAGTCTAGTAGAGAGTGGAACCCAGACGACTGCCGCCGCCTGTGTGAACTGGCTGATATGGCGGATGAGTACGAAAACGCCGACAGTGACACCGTAGAAGACGTAGTAAGCGCAGCAGCTGACAAGCTCGGTGTTGACATCTGGTAAAAACCAAAGCACCCGCCCCGGAGGTTACGAGGGCAGAAAGGAAAATCTTTTTTATGTTTTCTGACTTTTGAATTGTTATATTCAATTTGTGCAACTTACACTTTTAAAAATATTTAACTTGATTTATACCTCATATTGTTGTATTATGTAATCAAGCTACTATATATAGTATTTATATGTAGCCTAGATATGGATATATAGAGTATATAGCCCATGATCGGAAAAGATTCCAAGCCGTGCTAAAGCACGGTGCTTCTTTTTCTGGTCGTGGGCTTTTTTCTTTTCCCCAGGCCTACAGCTTTTCCGCGTCGCTTCCTTATATATAATATATACAGTATATATATTTACTGTATATGTATATGGTATATATATACTTAATATATTATCAGTGTATTTATATTATATTTATAATTATATACTCTATATGTATATAATATCTGTATATGTACAGTGCATATAGAGTATATATAATATATTGTCTGATAATATATATTATATGTACAGTATAGGTATATATGTACAGTATATATAAGGTGAGTATGTATAGATACAGTATGTACAAGGTATATGTATAGTATATCTGTATGTACTGTATATAGATATCTAGTAAGTAGGTATGTGTATAGTGTATCTAAGTATATACAGATACAGAGTGCAGGAGCTGACAGTTGACAACTAACAGATGATCAAGCCAGAGACAGCCAGCAGACGAGAGATACACAGACAGGCGGCAGATGAGGACGGCACACAGTCAGGACAGACAGCCAGGACGGACACAGACGAGAGCTGGACACGATGAGCACACACAGAAGGGCGCTAGAAGGGCACAGAAGGCGACTAGAAGACATTTGAAGGGGAAAGGCTAAGATATAGCCACATATACGCACGACAAAAAGAAATACAGGGAAAGGAGGGCTACAGAATGCCAAGAGGAGGAAAACGAATGCCGAGCTATAGGGATATTGCAGAAACCATGGACGGAGACGAACTGGACGCTATCCTTGACGTATCTCTGCAGGGGCTAGCCAGGGCACGTGAAAAAGGCTCACAGCCCATGTATAGCAACTCTCCCGAAGGGCTAAAAAGTTTCAAGCACGACTCAGAAGAGTATCTGACATTTGTCCGGAACGTAAACAAAACCCCAACGGAAGGTGGAAAGCTGCGCCTAGTGCCTGATATAGAGTCCTGGGCGGCATTTTTGGGAGTTACGCGGCACATGATCACGGGCTATGAAAAGCGTGGCAGTGATTGGAAGTCTACTATAGACGCGGTAAAAGGCGTTATAACAGCTTGTAAGAAACAGCTTGCATTTACTGGCAAAATGCCGCCAGTGCTTGCAATTTTTGATCTTACTAACAATAGCGACTATGTCAACGCGTCAGAGTTCCGCTTATCAGCTGAGACAGCACCGGAGGCCAAGCAGATAACGGCGGAAGAGTGGGAAAAAGTCATTGACGCAGAACCAGAAGCCCCTAAACTATCGGATTTTAAATTATCTGACGATTTAAATTAAGATTAGTCAAGGTTTCTTGATCTGTGTTAATCTTCAAAGTAACATAGAGTACGTATAATGTTTGTTATACGTACTTTTAACGGTCAATGGTACGTATACTCAGACCAGGACAGCAAAACACTGTTGCTTTTGTATATACAAATACGCACAATTTAGGTTTTGCCGCCATAAGATCAGGAGCCGCGACCAGCTGCGCAGCTGCCAGATGATCACACGAAAAGGGGTATAGGGGTCTGAGAGCGTGCCCCCGGCATGGGGCTACTTAGTCCCCAAAATATTTTTCCAAAATAAAAAGCCCCTTTTAAATCGTAACTACACATATGGCAAAGATAGGGAATCGCGACCTGAAAGCTGTGAGCCTTGACAGTTTCTTTGCCATAGTGCCAAGGCATAATATACTCAAACTATAAAATGAAAATATCAACCAAAGAAATAGCCGATGAATGTCAGCATTGTGGTGACATACTGGTTTGTCAGTTGTGCCGTGAAGGACACGGAATCAATCGTGAACGAATAAACGTTACCCAAATGGTTACATGTCAGATAGAACACAAGAACAGGAGGTTATCTAATGAGAATCATTTCACAGTGTAAAACCAAATCTGTTGAGTTTTATAACGTTGCTTTGCTGAGACGTGATGAAACTATCTTTGCAAGGACTGCAAACCAAGACATGGTACTTGCAGAGTATAAGACTCCAGCCAGAGCAGCCGAGGTATTTGAGGAATTAAATATTTCCGCTTCTAGCTTCTCACCAGATATCTACTACATGCCAGAGGAATAAGCAATGAATGACACAAAGTTAGTTTTAGTTAAATTTATTGACGGCACAAGCGAAACAATAGAAGCTTATTGTAATCCACAAGACGGATACTATGGCTATCTAACCAACGAAGAATTGTTTTACGTATCTTGCACTTCTAGCTTAAAAGCTTTCTTTCCTCGCGAGTTTGTTAAAGCAATATCCCCTTTGGATGAATAGGAGGAGTAATGGCAACAAAATTTGAGAATGCAACAACATGGTTACAAGGTGTTATTTCTGGATATCAAAAGCAGATCAACGATTTCTCAGCTGTGCCTAATCCAGATGCAAATAAAATAAAAGCATGTAAAGAACGTCAAGAGCTTTGTCAGTACATTTTGGACTTTATGGTTAAGGCTAAGCAGCAGAATAATATAATGGCTGCTAAGTCAAGTTCTCAAAATACCGCTGTAAAGCCACAGAATGCCCCACAATCAATTTCAGCTCATTCAATGGCAAATACTATAGGTAAAGAACAGCTAGAGCAATTAGAGCTTGTTTTGGGACTTGATGCTACAATCAGCTTTTGCAGAGCTGCTTTAATCTTGGAGCTTCCAGAATTTGGGTCAAAAGAGGCACTTCTTGGAACACTTAAAGATTTTGCCTCAAAGCGAAGCTAGGAGGATGTCTTATGAAAGTTTTCGTTTTAACTTTTGATTCCTATTTTGATTCCTATGGTTCTTTGCTCGAATTGATTGGTGTCTTTCAGTCCAAAGATAAAGTAAAAGCCGCTATTGAGCAAACAAAAGTTAAATATAAAAAAACCATAAATGAATATCGCGACCATGCTAGATACTACGATGGAATGAGTGATTCTGAAATTAAAAAAGAAATCAGTGAACACTTTATCGTCAAGTCTGTCGAGGTTGACAAGGTGATTAACCGAAATTTAGGAGGATACGTGGAATGAGTCAGAATAAAAAAGTGCTTGTGAAAGAGATAAACTTTTCGTCACTAATTCTGATAGGCAAGCTTTTTGGAATTCATGTTTATTTTGATAAACCGTGCAATAACTGGATAGTTGCTTCTTTTACCAAAACATTATTCGATGGCACTACAAAAGATTACAATTATAGATTTGATTGTTCCCTACTGGAAAAATATGACACTTACCATCTACAAGAGTTTTTTAAATATGTCTTTTTTGAAGAAATTTTGTACGCTTTTATTCAAGACGAAAAAGAGCGATTCTATGCGGTAGGTAATCATGATTAAACCATTGCGAGTTCTTGCACGATGATTGTGAATGTCTTATTAAGACATTCACACAGAAGCATGAACATAATTATCCTATGAAACATTTTGGTTCAATGGCACATTGAGGAGAAAAAGAGTAATGATTAAATTAGAACATGCTGTATCACCAAGCCCAGAACAAATAGAATTTGCTATTGAAGGTCTTCGAAACTCCTTCAATTCATGGCTTAAAAGTGATAGCCATTGGGGCTGTCTTCACCTCGGTGAAGAACGTGATTGTGATACCTGCGATAGTATCCAACCAGATAAATGTACATGGTCTCCACAATTTATAGTCGGTAAAGAAGATATGGCACTTATGCAACGTCTATCTTCATATGGCTCCGATCATCGCAAATTTATGCGTATGCTTCCGGTATGCATCAGAATTACAGCACCACTTTATTGGTGGAAAGAAGCAGACACGTACTCTGTAGGTACTTCAAAGAATAGCTGCAGCACCATGCATCGAATTGATGCCAAAGAATTTACATTAGATGATTTCTCAGCAGAGCATCTTATTGGCTTTGAAAGTGCTGAATCTGATTTCCCAATATTTCACGGGGCAGAGCATTCGCCAATCGGCCTGTTGAATCAGACAATCCGTATACTTAATTTTTACAGGCAAAAATATCTTGCCACCAAGGAAAAGAAGTATTGGTGGCAACTAATTCAGCTGCTGCCTGATTCTTATAACCAGACCAGAAATGTAACGCTTAACTACGAAGTCCTTGCAAACATCTATAAAGCACGCCGTAACCATAAACTGGACGAATGGCGAGATTTTTGCGACTGGATTGAAACATTGCCGTATAGTGATCTTATCACTGGAAAGGAAACGAAATGACATTTGACGAGTATCAGCGCGGTGTAATGAGAACCGCATCAGACGTAACAAAAGCGACAAAGGAAAACATGCTTATGAATGGTATCCTCGGTACTGCAGGTGAAGCAGGTGAGCTTGTTGATCTTCTTAAAAAGCAGATTTTTCAGGGGCATCCATTTGATAGAGAGAATCTTATCAAGGAGTGTGGCGATGTGCTGTATTATCTGGCACTTACTGCTGAGGCTCTTGATACCTCTCTTGAGGATATTGCGATTAAAAACAACAAGAAGCTTTGGGAACGCTATCCTGACGGCTTCAAAGCTGAAAATTCACTCCATAGAAAGGAAGGGGATATTTAATGTTTGTTCTTATTCTCCGCATTATGGCATCTCTTTTTAACATCTTTATGCTGACTAGCATTATAGGATGGCTGAATGAGAAAAGATCCAGAGAAAGATTTGCCAGTGCTGTAGTACTTTCTGCGTTCTTTATCATGAATCTTGTCTTGACAGCCAGTGGCATGTGAGGATAAGATCACGCTGGGGTTATCGCCAAATGGTAAGGCACAGGATTTTGATTCCTGCACTGTTGGTTCGATTCCAACTAGCCCTGTTGTGCCATTAGCTCAGCTGGAAGAGCACTTGACTTTTAATCAAGGCGTCGTGGGTTCGAGTCCCATATGGCACATACGGACCTTTAGCTCAATAGGTTAGGGCAGCTGCCTCATAAGCAGCCGGGTCTGGGTTCGAGTCCCAGAGGGTCCATATGCAGTTTGTAAACAATGTGGTTTTTTCTTTCTCTTGTGAAATCCCTTTCTCTTTTCCCACAAAGTAGCAACTGCGACTCCCCGTGAGAATCAACCTGCGGACAAGTCAGCCGCAACCGTATAGGCGGTCTTTGGGGTAGATGCGCAGAATTGGTATTGCAGCAGACTATAAATCTGTCATCTTCGGATATGTAGGTTCGAGTCCTACTCTACCCACTTTTGCCGCGATGCCACAATGGTACTGGGCTAGTTTTGAAAACTAGTGATCTGTAAAAGGACTGAGGGTTCGAATTCTTCTCGCGGCGCTCCAGTTGCCTAGGGTAGCTCCCGAAAAGCAGAACCTGTGACTGCCTGGCAACTGATTTGTAATCACAGGAATACATTATCAGTTGCCACACAGGAGGTAAAACAGATGTCAGAGAAGGCAAAAAAAGAAATAGTAATATCGGAGGGCAGAGATTTTAAAGGAATCTGGATTCCAGAACGTCTTTATTTATCACCGGATTTAAGTCCTAGAGAGAAATTCTTGTTAATTGAGATATACAGCCTTACTCAAAAAGACAAAGGCTGTTTTGCTTCTAACAAGCATTTTGCCAACTTCATTGGCTTAAAAGAAAATAGTATCCAAAAGATGCTTTTAAAATTTGAACAACTGGGATTGATTGAAAGAATCTTTGAATACAAAGAAAGCACTAAAGAAATCGACAAGCGAATCATTATCCTCACTCAGAAATTTTTTGATTCTTTTGTCAATGAAAAATCTATTTCTTCTAACATGGAAAAAAATCCATGTGGGGGTATGGAGAAAAATCAACAGGGTGGGGTTGAAAAAAGTCCACAGATAAGTAATACAATAGATATTAAGTATAACAGTAGTTTAAGTGATACAGATAAAGAACATGCTCTATTATCAACTAAAGTTGACAATAGAGATAAATACATGGTTTCGCGCACTAAAAGTGCTCAAAACTCAGTGGCAAGCCCCAAAAAGAAAGAACCTACTGTTGATCCAGATGACTTTATCAAGTCTAAGGAGTCAGTTCTTAAAGATGAGCTTCACAGACTGTATTCAAACAATCCTAAAAACATCTTTACCACAGAGCAACAGGAAAATGACTGGGTTGACAAGGAATATAACAGCCTGACTGCTATTATTTTTGAGTTTAACCACCAATACAAAGCATCTACGGGCTTTGACGCTAAGAATCTATCAGATGAGAGCCTTAAACGAGTTACACGGAGCTACATCAAGTCTCCAGAATCCTTGAAGGATGACTATGATGACCTTGAAAGTAACAAGGTTCTGATTGAAGAATATCTAAAAACTGATTACGGCAGCAAACATGGAGTGATTGTAAAAAGTTTATCGCACTACATGTCTGGCAGCATTCGAGAAATGCTGTTCTATAAACACTTGTTCTAACTTGCCAATGCACATTTGCTAGCTATATACACGTACATTATGCTAGCTATATATGTACGTTGATACAAGTATACACGTACACTAGGAGGTGCAAATGCAGAACATAGAAATCAACTTTGGGGTTCGTCCATGTATTGTAACTCAAAATGGCGAAGAAAAGAAAGCGTTATTCCATATGTGGAAAAATTTTTCAAAGCCTGTTGCAGCGGATTTGTATATTGGCGGTTGCCCAGAAGGACAAATGAGCATGATATTTGGACTTGTAGAGTATGAGGACGGCACGATGGGCGAGGTAAATCCTAGCCAGATTCGATTCGTTGACAATAAGATCAAAGACTATGCTTTTGAGGAGGGCTGATTCCATGGTGAAATATAGACCATACAGAGGGGTATTGTGTGATGGAATGGCAGAAATGAGAATCTTTGATTCTGTCGAAGATATGTTCCACTACGTTGTCGAAGACTGGAAAGCATATGGAAATCCATTTGGTATCGGAGATTTAACCGTAACCTGCGATGAAGGAAAAGACGAGCGCATTAACTGGAAGGAAGGCAGATATGTCTACACTAGGCGAATGCGAGAAAAGATTTTCGACACACCGCAGTGTATTGGAATGTGTTCGATTGAATTGTAGAACGGAGATAATAACATGATGATTGCAAATAAAGTAAATGTAATGGGACAGGAATACCAAATTGTAAAAGCAAGTCGTGACCAGTATAAGCAATGCGATATCGCGGACGGATGGTGCGACGCTTACGGCAAGAAGATTTACTATGTAGACCCTAATACAGATCCAGAACATGATTCAGTGGCGACATCGTCAGAAGAACTTGTAAAACATATTTTACAGCACGAAATTGTCCATGCGTTTCTCATTGAATCGGGGCTTGCAATTAGCTCATTAGTTACTTCTGGTGCATGGGCAATGAATGAAGAAATGGTTGATTGGATTGCATGGAATGGTGAGAAGCTGTATAAGGCGTGGAAGGAGGCAGGACTAGTTGATTAAAGATGATTTACAAACAAAAGTTGTGGAGCAAGCCGCCCTTATAGCGGCGGCACTCAAAAAAGGTAAAGACGTTGAGGTACGGCGAACTGCAGCCGGAATCAGCATTGCCGAGGTTAGCAAGAAGGTTGTGTACCGATGATCGATGTCATGATTAACATTGACTGCAGAGATGGAATGAAAAGTATACCTGACAAGTCGATTGACATGGTTTGCACAGATCTTCCATACGGGATTACGAGAAATAAATGGGATACTCCGATTCCGTTTGATGACTTATGGGGGGGCATTAACCGCATAATCAAAGACAATGGTGCAATTATCCTCTTTGCATCTGGTATGTTCACGGCAGACTTGATGAAAAGCAATTGCAAAATGTGGCACTATAATTTGATTTATGAAAAAGCAAATGCATCTGGATTTCTCAACGCGAACCGTATGCCACTTAGAGCACATGAAGATATTTGCGTGTTCTATAAGTGTTTGCCAACATACAATCCACAAATGAAAAACGGTATGCCTGTTAAACGGGTTAGAAAAACTCAGAAAGCAACATCAAAATGCTACGGAAACTATACGCCAACTAACTATGAAAGCACACAAAGATATCCAAGATCTGTGTGGAGATTTTCGAATGAAAACGGATATCATCAGACACAAAAGCCAGTTAAACTAATTGAAGAATTGATTAAGACCTATAGCAACCCAAACGACACAATACTTGATATCTGTGCTGGAAGCATGACAACTGCTATCGCAGCTGTGAATACTGGCCGTCATTACATTTGTTTTGAAAAAGATCCCGATATTTTTTCAAATGGCGTAAAAAGATTTAATGAATCAACCAATGGAGGATATGGACAATGAAATTAAAAAGACTAATCGCTACCCTTGCAGCCGCAGTGATGCTTTCTGGTGCAGCCATTGGCTGTACAGAAGCTGATCAGGTAAGTTCTAATATCTCTAAGCAGGCAGACAACTTCAACGTGACTAGGAAGCTTACTGTTCTGAACGCAAGAACCGACACAGTTCTTCTGGAGCTGACACTCTAAATTTGATTTGTATATCTCTACTTCTCTGGGGAACATTTGCATTAAAGAACAATTCATCAAATGAACTCGAAGTCATTATTGAGACTGCCGAAGGCAAATATCAGAAAGATTATGTATATCTGAATGACTACACTATGTACGTTGTCGAGGATATCTCTGGCTCGGAGGTAGACAAGTACCATTATGAGATCAATTTCTTGCCAGAATGGGGATTTAAGGCAACTCATCACGAGTAAGCTTTACGTTTACATGGTAAACGCATGTAATACATTCAATTTTAAAGGATGATAACAAGGGTTTGGAAATGAATTTTGCCGTGCTAAAGTGCGGAAAACTTAGAAAACTGTCGCCAAACACTTAGGAAAGGAGAAAAATCTTTTATGACATACGAAGACGCCTTAAAAGCTTCAAAAAATGGTCTTAATGTAATGATATGGACAGGAGAGGAGTATCTGCGCCTAGAAGAAGCAAAAGAATTTCTGAATTGTTCTTCTCATGTAATTCGAAGTAGTGAAGAATACAAAGGATACAAAAAGTTTTGCGAAGCCATTCAAAGCGATAAATGGAGTACTTATACAGAAATAGATCTTAGATGGGAACTTAGAAATTATCGAAAACGTTTTGAACGCCTGAGTCGCATACAAGATGATTTTTTAAAAGAACTACTCGGCAGCAATTATACAGCCCGGTATTCTAGTGAGCAAATGATCGTTGCCGATGCATTCAACACTCTTTATAGCCTAAAACGCAACCAAAAAATACTTCTGTTTACAACTATTGTATTTTTAGCAACAACAATTATAGCCTTGATGGTTTGAAGGAGGACTTTATGGAAATTTTGACACCTACTTACACATATGAAGAACTTACGGGTACTACATGCTTACTGGAAAATATGCGTGATAATTGCATTAAAAAGGGCACCGATACTTACGATGATCCAGACAGGAAAAGAAAATACGAAGCACTGAATATTGCAATTGATGCCATCAAAAAACTGCCAGCAAAAAAGAAGGCTATGCTTTCACAGCCAATGGCTGGCAAAACTGATGAGGAAATTGTTGCAACAAGAGAAAAGGCTGTTGCAGCTTTAGAGGCGAAGGGCTATGAAATCGTAAACACTCTTTTTACAGACGAGTGGTACAGCAACGAGTCAATGAAGAAACGCGGTGTTGTACAGATTCCACTCTGTTTCTTGGCAAAGTCTCTGGAGAACATGAGCCTGTGCCATGCTGCATATTTCTGTAAAGGATGGGAAAATGCTCGTGGATGTCGTATCGAACATGATGCGGCAGTTGCGTATGGGCTAGATATCATCTACGAGGAGGATTAAGCACTATGGATTTCAGAGCTGCATTTTCCAATATGAAAAAAGGCATTCCAATGAAAAGAAAGAAATGGAATGAAGTCTGGTACTACGACAAATCAAAGAAAACCTTAATAGCGAAACACGATTCAGGAAAGCTTAAAGAACTTTTCAACATTCCTGACACTGCTGATATGACTTATATTTTTATGGGAATGCTTGCAGAAGACTGGGAAATTGCAAATAATTCTAGTGAATCGCAAACAGCTAACGGAAAACAATTATTCACATTTAGCAAAGCGCTAGATTTACTAAAGCAAGGTTATAAAGTCGCCCGAATGTGTTGGTATGGAAGCGGACGTTTTGTTTTATATCGCAAAGGTTTACCAGCTGGCCATCCTTGTGATATAGGCACAGTGGATGCCTATTTAGAAGTTGATAACGGAGAAGGGCTTCTTAATTGTGATCCATATCTTCAAATGCGTTATATTGACGGCTCGCTTGCGATGTATCTCCCAAGTGTGGAAGATCTTTTAGCAGAAGATTGGTATATTGAATAAAAATGATGGGAGGAAAATGAAGAATCTAAAATATTGCACTCCACAAAGCAACTTAGCCGATGGTATACAAAAGTTATCTGCTGAAAAAATTCAATTTCGATATTTTCCACCAGGAATAGAATCAGAGAAGTCGGACTATTACAAACTAGCATGTTTATATATGGGGCTTACAGAAATGTACGACAGAAGCTTGACTGATGAAAGAAGCCGCTTTGATAATACTGAGGCATTTGTTGGTAACCAACATATATATCATCTTAGCCAAGTATACAGTTGTTATGTTCGAAAGTCTATAATAAATACTTATTTTGTGATGTGGAGCGATGTCCGAGAAGAAATAAAGAAACATCGCTGTTACTCTGCTCAACAATGGGTAGATGAATATGAAAGAATATGGAATAAACACGGAGGAAATTAAATGGTTAGAGTAGGATCGGCAAGGATTGACGAGAACGGAAAATTGAAGGGTGGACAGCCAGGCGACCAGACAGGGCTTGAGGTGGCGATTGAACCATGGTATCTGCACGATAAGGGTTGGGTTATAATCCGCGCGAAGGATGCAAATATCCGTGAACGGATCGCAATCTGCATGGAAGCAGCGTGCACAAATAATAATATTGGCTATGATCAGTCTACGTCTTGGGATTTGTACGACAAGGCTAAGCAGTACGGATGGGATTGCAGCAAGGTTAACACCCCAGTGGAGACAGACTGTAGCAGCCTTGTACGTGTATGCGTGGCATATGCTTTGCAGCGCGACATTCCGTGGTTTTCTACTGCCAACGAAGTTGAGGTTTTGGATGCTACAGATGAATTTGAAATCATCCGTGAGCCAAAATGTACAGAGTCCTCAGCATATCAGATGCGTGGAGATATCCTGTGTACAACTGTACAGGGACATACTGTAGTAGTACTGGACGATGGCTCTAAAGTGGAGTGCGAGATTATCTCAACTGGTAACACTACACTCTGCGGCAATGGCATTGGAACAGCAGTTGCGCTCACACCTATGAACATCCGCACAGGAGCAGATACATCTGCAAAGAAGCTTGATACAATCAAGACTTCTGTAGCCGTAGAAGTCCTCGAAATCACCGCTTCTGGTTGGTATAAGATTGTATGGCCGGGAGAGGCTTGCGGATATGCCTTTACAAAGGCAGGAAGTGGCTATTACAGCTATTCTGCAAATGCTAACGCACAAGTTATAAACTTAGGTGATAAAGTCCAATTCACGGGCAATAAACAGTATATGTCGGCATGGGCTGATAAGCCAATCACTGCAGTCCCAGAGGTTGCAACTGTAACAAGTATTTGTGAGAGTGGCAAGCATCAGTATCACATCATAGGCGATAATGTCTATGGTTGGGTAAACAGAGAAGACATAGTAAGAAAGTGATACTCCCACGCGCGTTCTTGCGAACGGCCGGGGTTTTCTGCGCTGAATCATTATAATTAAAACGGCATAATCAAAATGGTGATTATGTAACAGCCAAAATGGAGGCTCTTCTTTAAATGTTAGGAAAGGAGGAGCCTCTTTTTGTTAGAATTAAGACAACATAAAGAACGCGTGGAGAACATACAGCGTCAGATCATCATGCAACCTACATACAGTCAACTCAACACCTTATGTGGCGGAGCAAGACTGATTTTGCTTGACGCTAATGAGTTTATACCAAATCGTGATTTTAAGAATCTTGATGCGTATAGAGGGTATGGCGACCATGTAAATAGCTATGTCCGATGGTACTGCAACCGCAACAGAAAAGTAGAAGGTGACGAGTGGGACAAACTGTATTGGCAAACCTATCTGAATGGTGCACGAGCAAGAATATTCAATGACTACTTGTTGTTTCTGGAGCACAAGCGCGAACCTCGAAAGATGTTCTACAAGCCAAAGATTAAGCAGTTCGAGAAGTTCCAACTTATAGAGTCTTATCAAGGTATGCTTGATGATAAGTACGACATTTTGTGTATATCCATGCCGCCTGGTACGGGCAAGGCACAGCCATTATATTCAAAGGTACTTACTCCGAACGGTTTTGTTCGGATGGGTGATTTAAAGGTTGGCGACAAAGTATTTGCTGCGAATGGCAATGAAACAACCATAACCGGAATCTTTCCCCAAGGTTTGCGTAAAATTTACGAAATAACGCTTGAAAATGGTTATAAATGTAGAGCATCTGATAATCATTTATGGTTATCAGTTTACGAAACTTCACTTGGAGTTTTTGAATGTCAAAAAGTTGTAGAGACTTCAAGAATGCTTTACAAACCAACTCGCTTTTACATACCTTGTATTTCTGACGAAAACTTCAACCATTTTGAATACTGCAGAATAAAATCAATTGAATATATCGGAGATGATGAGTGCCAGTGTATATATATTGATGATCCATCACATTTATATGTCACTGATGATTATATTGTTACGCATAACACAACCCTACTCAAGTTCTTTCATTCAGCTATAATCGGTTGGTTCCCAGACGATTACAGCCTGTTCTATTCGCACTCAGGCGATATCACAAGAATGTATTACGATGGTGTCTATCAAATGGTTGATGATGCACTTGAATACGCTTGGCACGATATCTTCCCAGACTTGAAAATTACATCTACAAATGCATTGATGCAACAATTCAATGTTGGAAAATATAAGCCATTTCCATCTTTGCAAACAACATCTGTAGGCGCGAAGAGTGCCGGAAAAGTTCGTGCAAGCAAATTTTTACTTACTGATGATATGATAGGTAGCCTAGAAGAAGCCTTGAACAAGAACTACCTTGACAAGATGTGGGGAGCTTATACTGTAGATGCATTGCAGCGAAAAACAGTTGATAGCAATAATAATCCTTGCAAAGAGATCATGCAAGCAACACGTTGGTCAACTCAAGATGTTATTGGAAGGCTGATAGATATATATGATGGAAACAACCGCGTAAGGGTTATTTCTATTCCTGCCACAGACCCGGAGACAGGCGACAGCAACTTTAACTATGCAATAGGTGGCTTTACAAAGGAGTTCTTTGCAAAGCAAGCGCTGTTGATGGATGATGTGTCATACAACTGCCTTTACATGCAACAGCCAGTCGAAAGAGAAGGACTGCTGTTTCCAGAAGAAAAAATCATGCGATACAAGGAACTTCCAACCTCGAAAATTGAACGTATCACTGCTCAAGCCGATACAAAATCAACAGGTACTGATTTCTTCGTTCTTCCAGTACTTATAAAGTACGAAGGAAAAGATTTGTATTACTGCGTAGATTGCGTATGCAGCAATTCTTCTGATTATGAAGCTCAGTATGAAAATTCCGCAAATCTCCTTGCTGACAACAAGGTTGAAGATTGCGAGTTTGAGGGCAATAGTGGCGGAGACCGTGTCTCTCTGGAAGTTGATAAACGTGTTCTTGAGAAAGGCTGGATTTGCAACATATCATCTCGAATGACCGAAACGAATAAGGAAGCAAGAATATATCAGTGTTCAAACTGGATATTGCAGCACGTTGTCTTTAAAGATAAAAAGCTTTATACGCCAAAAGAACCATATGGTGTAATGATGTCTCTTTTGGCTCAGTATTCCACCAGTGGAAAAAAGCAGCTTGATGATGTACCAGATACATTTGCAAACTTTGCATTACGCATACAGCGTAGAAAACCAAGACCAACAAGAATCATTAACAGCATCTATTAAGATTGGAGACATGTATGGATACAAAACACTATCTTTCACAAATTAGCGTACTTGATCTTAAAATATCAAACAAGATTTATGAAAAAACACAGTTAAAGAATATGCTTTGCTCAGTTCCGAGCTGTGTAAAAGATGTCAATGTGCAAACTGGACATGTCACAGACAAGACTGCATCTACGATTTGTAAGCTGATAGATATGGAACGCGAGATTGATTCAATGATTGATTCTTTTGTGGACTTAAAATCTAAAATCATTGTTCAAATGGAGCAACTTGAGTTCAAGTATTATAATATACTGTTCAAACGTTACGTTGCACAGCAACAATGGTGCGAAATAGTAGATGAGTTACATTTTACACAACGACATGTTTTTAAGCTTCACAAAGAAGCATTAAACGAATTTGAGAAAAAGTTTGGGAGTGAATATCTGAACCAATAAAAAATAGCAGGGGAAGCAAATTTCCCCTGCTATTGATGTTTCAGCAACTTTGATTTTCCTGAAATTCCTTTAAATCACTTTTTAACTTATCCATGATTTTTTCCGAGTAATTGTTGTCTTGACGTTCCGTGAAATTTTGAAATACTTGAGTGCCTTTAGCAACTGCCTGTGATGATTGTTTTGTTTTGGATGATACATCTCCTTGTATAAGCTTTCGCAAATACAAAAATCGACTACGAATCGGCTTTTGCTCGTTTCTTCGTTTAATCTCTGCTGCCTTCTGTGCCATATACTGGTAGTAAGCCTTTTCCAGATCTTCCTTTTGGCAACTTGGCAGCTTATGAACTGGTACTGTTACGAGTAGCGTCTGTATCTCTTCTAGCTGTGCCTGTGATAGTTTCCATTCATCCAATGCACTTTCCCAGAGCGGACGATCTAATGTATCTTCCTTCGGCACTGGCGCTTCTGGAACTTGCACTTCCAATATAGGTAATGTTTCGACTTCAAATCTTATACCAACTACCGTTCGCCCTTTCTTAATGGGTTCGTATGTATACCGACATTCAGTTTTTTCATCCATTTCTTTCTGAACACGTTTCAATATCTTTTGATTAAAAAACTTGTATTCTTTATACAGTTCCTCTTTATCACAATCAAGTATTTGCCTTAATTCATCGAGCTGCACTTCCCAATTTTTTCGAAAACGGTTTTGCTCAAGATACGTAAACATGATATAAGTGTAACGGCTTGTGAGTAATGTTATGCAGCGCAGCTTATACCGAAGATATCCGAGGTTTTCAATATTAAAAAAATACTTCATTGCTTTTTGAGAACACTCTAGCTTTACTTGCCACAGACCGTAACACTCTAGCTTTACTTGCCACAGACCGTAATCATCTTGTTCTGCCGTTGCTTCTTCAAATAACGTCACCAATCTAAAACCTTGTTTTTCACTATCATCTTGCACTTCTATTACATTTCCCATAAGATGCTTTAATCTTGCCTTGAGATCTTGATTGTTGATTTTTTTTACTCCTAGAATCTTTTCAAGCTCACCTTTTTCAAATACCACAACCCGTTTCTCTGGCTTGTGACTATCTATGCGCGATAGGTATGTATCGAGTATTTTAAATTCTGCAAGCGATAGCTCAGAACGCCACAGGGAAAACAGCGGTAAACTTTTTTGGACAGTAAGTTTGTCTCCATTTCCTAAACTGGTTATTGGCCCAATCTTTTTTCTAGCCATGTGTAAAACCTCTCTTTCTCTACTTTTATGTTTATTATAGCACCATAAGTTACCATTGTAAATATAAAATTGTTACCTTTTTATATTTTATGGAATTTCTTGGTTACTCATGTGGAATTTCTTGGTTACTCATGTGGAATTTCTTGGTTACTCATGCGGAATTTCTTGGTTACCTATGCATATCAAAAAGCTAGTATTTATGCGGCTTTCAAAGCTCCCGTAATCAAGAGAGTAATCAAGAGAGTAATCAAGAGAGTAATCAAGCTATCAATCAAGGAAAGCATTGGTAGACAGATAAAAAACAATTCAATATTAACTATGACATTTTAATTGGAATTTCGTGGTTACCTATAACACTAAAACCTATCATTTAATATCACTAAATGACACAAGATATCATCTTGAATACATGCTATTACTATGATACTCTCAACAATAGAAAAGTATGAAATAAAGTTAATTGCGCCTTACATATGTATGGCGCTTTTTTATTACCCAAAAAGGAGACAGCCATGTTAACGATTAGAAGCAAGAGTATATCACTGTCAGGAGACAGCACAGTAAATGATCAAGTGATTTTTGCGTTTCAGGCAAAAATCAATTCAAACAATCCTAAAGAGGTACAGTTTAGCAACTGGATAAACAACCATGAGTTATACAAGCAGAACCGGAAGGAATGCAATTCCGATTACGAGTCTTTCCAGGACGAAGTATACAAATTGCAAGACTCGATGCTGCCGTCGGCTGAAACGCTATGAGTAGCCAGATAATTACATGCCCCAATAGTGCAATGTAGGAAATGTGAGCAAATGACTTGTATTCTTACACAGGACGGTATTGTGCAGTCAGTTAAGCCTATAAAAAAGATACAAGCCAAAAGTAGCAGCGGCAAAAGATTCTATTAAGAAAGGAGGGCGAACAGGATGTGGATGCTAAAGGGACGTCAGAAGATATATACGGACGCAAAAGAAATCACTGCCGACAACATAATCAAAGAATTGTCAAAAGCATATGAGAAGCATAAATTTAATCGGCTAGAGATGCAATATCTTATAGATTTTGAAGCCGGCGATCAACCACTGGACAGACCCAAAATTGTTCGCCCTGAGATCAATATTAAAGTAACTGATAATGCCGCAAACTACATCACTGATTTCAAAATGGCGTATTTTTGGGGAACACCAGCAATGCTGATACAGCGATCCGATAAAGACGCACACAAAACACCAGCAGACTCAGACGACGAAGGAATATCTGCACTTAACGAAATGCTTACAAATGCTTGCGACATTGGTTACAAGAATCAGGAGCTTGGCAATTTTGTTGAGAAAGTAGGTGTGGGATACCGACTTGTTGACGTTAAAACCGATTTTGAAGAAGATGACGAAGCCCTTGTGGATATATATACGCTAGACCCAAGATATGCTTTTTGTGTATATAGCAATGATGCCAAACAAAAGAAGCTAATGGGAGTAACATACAGAACAGACAATGGTGAACAATATTTTACGTGCTTTACTCCTAAGATGCGCTTTGAAGTCTCAAAAGGCAAAATTGTTAAAAAATCATTAAATCCGCTCAAAAAAATAGCAATAGTCGAATACGAGAGATCTGTTGACAGAACAGGCTGCTTCGAGAGACAAATATCAGATTGTATCGAACTTAACACGCTAGTCTCTGATTTTGCAAACCTTACAGCGCAGCAAACTCAGGAGATATGGTGGGGCAATGATGTTGATTTCCCAGTTGACCCCAAAACTAAAAAACCTATAGAAGTGGAGTCGGGACAATGGGTGCTTACTAGCACAACACCAGATGGAAAGACACCACAAATTAAGGCACTATCTAATGCATTTGATACAAACGCAACATTAACAGCAATAGATACACGCTGGCGAAGAATTTTACAAAAGTGCAAAGTACCTACACAACAAGATTCGGAAGGCGGCGGTTCCACGGGAACAGCAATGGATATGTCTAGTGGATGGAGCGCAGCTGAGATTGACGCTGTGCGTGAGGAACAGATTGTGAGCAAGGCACAGAGAGAGGAGCTTAAACTTATCATAAAAGTACTCCAATTAACTCCATCAAATGTGCTTAAAGACGATGATCCAATCAAAAGAGTACATGTTGGAGACATCAATTTCCACTTCTCAAGAAGAAAGAACTATGACATGTCTGTTAAAGCAAATGCTTTATCAACCCTTATTAAGACTGGTGTACATGGTAGACACGCGCTTAAATTTATTGACGGTTTTGAAGACACCGAGGCTACATGGAACGACAGTAAGGAAATGATAGAAGCAGTGCAAAGGGCTGCTGCATCAAGCGGAACCACAGCAACGGAAGACAGTGAACCAACTGATAGACAAATAGATCAGTTGGAAACAAGCCCTATAACTGGGAAAGTATAAGGTGATGATATGGCACAGATATTTGGTTTTGATGAAATCGAAAAGATACGGTCCATGCCATACAATAGATTTTTTGGTGAAATGGGAATCACAAAAAAGCAAAAACAAGAACGCGTTGAATTTTCAGACAAAATTGAAGATGATATGCGTTTTTTAATTTTACTCATCCTGATTATGAAAGAGAAAGGTAGAGTTGATACTAAGAAAAGGTAGAGTTGATACTAAGAAAGCAGCAGAACAATTTGAAGCAAAATTGCTGAAATGGATTGCACGATATATCGACCTTGACAGCGAGACAAAGGCTTATATATCAGATTTTTGTTTATCCACAGCACAAGTAACGGCAGACCATGTGAACGAAAAATATTATGTCTCGGAAGACCGAATACGTCTGGTAAGCGAAAACACAGCCCTTGATTTTTTAAACCATAAAGACTTCAAAGAGGCGGCCAGAAATAAAACATACAAAACATGGAACACAATTATAGATGGAAAAGAACGTGAAACACACCACAAGGAAGATCAAACAACAATACCGATAAACAACTACTTTTTAGTAGGCAAAGCACTTATGCGGTATCCACATGATATGGCAGTTGCTTTTACTAACCCAGAGGAAGTGATCAATTGTCGCTGTTGGGTGACGTACTCTTAATTTATGCAAAGAACAGGCTCTTTAAACGAAGGTTTGAAGGGCTTTTTGTTTGCACAAAATTAGGGCAAACAAGTCGGAGACGGACTTTAAGGAGCAAAACAGCTCAGAGAAGAGCTTAATAATCGCACAAATCAAAGCGGAGAGAACCGCACAAACGCAGAAAGGAATGAATCTATGAAGACTCAGCCAATTTTCAAAACATTTGAACGCAATGCCACCAAGAGAAAATTAAACCTGCAGCTTTTTGCAGAGCCGACACCGGAGGTTGAAACTCATGAAGAGCCAAAGGGATCAGGTGATGATCACGAACCGGAAACTGATGCTGATGTATTAAGAGTGCAGCTTGCACAGGCAAACGCACAGATCGCGAAGCTCACAAACAAAGCTGATGCATTGGCATCAGAGAATGCAGCCAAGACAAAGCAGCTCAGAGAAAAGATGACTGCTCAAGAGAAGGAAGCGGAAGCAAAGAAAGAAGCAGAAGCCGAGAGAGACAAGCAGTTCAAGGCAATGCAGCGCGAGCTGACGATTATGAAATCTACCAATACATACATGGACACTTTGGAAATGTCCAAGGAAGTAGCACAACAGTACGCCGAGGCAAGAGCTGACGGAGATGGAGATAAGGAAAACGAAATCTTGAGGCAGCACATGAAAACGCTCAAATCAAAGATGATGCAGGAGTTTTTGGCAGAGCGCGGCGAAGTCAATGCCGGCCACGGAGACAGTCACGAGAGCAAGGCTGTTGAACTTATGAAGTCACTACCGACGTATTCAACAGAGGTTGATGAGAGTGTTTTGAAGCAATACATGTAAAGAAAGGAAGTAAGAAATGGCAAGAGGAGACATGAGATATGCAACAACCGAGATACGTCC